GTCTAGGATGTAAGCCTCATAGCGTGGCTTGTATACTGTGTGATGTACTTTTGTCATTTTGTTTATTCTCCTTTGATCATGCTTGATTGCATGGGCAAACTCACTGATTGACAGTGAGCTAACCGAAACAATCAGCTACCTAGAAAGACAACTAAATTTCCCGTTGGTTTGTTTTCGTATCTCTGGACTTCGATAACCTCGATAAATTTGTGCCATAGGTCATGAAGATAAAGATGTTTAGCTACAGCTAGTTTTAATTCATCTTTGTTAATTCTACCGTCTTTGATTGTTACAGCGGCGGCATAAAAACAATCGTCATTAAGCCAAACACCATAAACCCCATCGGCGGCGCGTTCGATATTCTTGTCGCTACCGTCAGCTAAATTTGTGTCGATATCCCAAACAATATTATCAGTGGTGTATTCTTGATTAACTTCTACTTGCATTTTAAATTTTCCTTTTTCAATCGCGCTGAATTGCACGGGCAAACCCACCGTCTCCGATGGGTTAACCGATGCATTCCTAAGCGGCGGCCTCGGCTAAATATGTGCAAGCTTTTTGAGATAAAGCGGCGGCCTTAGTGATTGCTTTAGGGTCTGATTTGAGACACTTAATCCAGCTATTAAGATACTTGGCATGGTCGGCGCGTGGCTCGCTATCGACCTTGAGTTTGTTAGATAACATCGCGCTACCTAACTCAGCGACTAGCTCTTCGAATGCATAATCTTTGTCGCCAAACTTGCCCATTGATTTAAAGCGGTCATGGCGTGAGCTGTGGCCTGTCCAATGGATTAATTCGTGTAGAGCCGTTCCATAAAATCCAGATGCATTTTTGAACTGGTGACGTTCTGGCAAAACTACAATATCTTGAGCTGGTGAATAGAATGCTTGATTTTGTGGTTTATACTCAATCTTGGCTGGTAACTTAGCGATAAAATTATCGGCTGTTTTGATGTCATTCCATTCTTGTACACCATCTAATTCAGTGTCAGTTTCTTCAAGCCAAGAACCGTCCCAGCCAGTAACTTGATCAGCGTTAAAGACTACATAAGTTTTAGGGAATGGTATCATCTTATCTTCACCTGTAACTTTATCTTTAATTTTTAAAGTGGTGTAGAATAGAACGTGAGTTCCTTTAGAACCTTTGTTGACTGTTGCGCCAAGTGATTTCCACTGTTTAAAAGTAGCAAATACTGGTGACTTATAGCCAGACATTGCCGTGATAAATCCAAGGTTTAAAAAGTTGATGCCAGTATATTCTCGTTTCTTAGCACTTACTGGATTGCCTACAGCCCTTGCACTATCTCTCCAAGGTTTTGACCAGTCTGTCCCGTGCTGTTCCATTAGTGCAATTACTTTGTTTGTGATTTCTTGCATTGTGTCGATTGCTTTTGTCATTTTATATTTTCCTTTGGTTAATAGTAGTTAATGGTTAGATTAGATTAAAAGTTGTCTGCATTAATTAAGATGATTGCGGCTGATACGATTGCCATAACAAAACCTGCGACACCTAAAGCACCTGCGGCAATGCATAATACTGTAGTAGCACCAAACATAATTAATAAGATAATTGTGAAGATTGTTTTTGTCATTTCGTTTAGCATTGTGATATTTCCTTATATTTAATTAACATTAATTAGTAATTAACCGTTATTGATTAGATTGTAAACAGTTATTTTGCACCAAATGTAAATTAATTTGAAAACAATAGAGACATCACGGTAAAAAAGCCCTCTAAAAGGGCTGTAATATCTTATGGTGTCTTTAGTTATATAAGTGTCTAGTGGTTGCCTGTTGGCCTTGGTTGTTGGTTGTGTGTGGTTTCTGTGGGTTTCTGTTGGTTGTCTGTAGGATTTCAAAACAGTAGAGAAAGCAAAAACAGACAAAGCTTTTCAGTTCTTGGCGTTGATATCGAAAACCAATAGAAAAGAGTTGGTAACAATCTAATTAACTGTTGCCATCCCCCACCATAGTTGGATGAATTAGAGGTATGGTGTAAATAATGGTGCAAACCATCGCGCACCTGCAGTAATTAGAGTGTCAAACGGGCAGGGGGATTTTTAGCATCGGTGATATACGTATACCACTTCAGATTTTTCTACCGAAATTATTTAGGATACCCAGCGTAAACCTTATGCCTGATCTCGTATCTTGTGATACCCATGTCGGATAGCTCTCGATCTGTACACTGATTTAGTTCTCTTATAGCTTTCATAGCATTCCTATGGAACTTGTTACGGGAATACAGTTTTACCATCATATCTATTATCATATTCTTCATAGTCTTTATACTTTTATAAGAGGATTACCTACGACGACTAACCCGTAGTAACCTATTATCTCTGGTCTTTAGATATCCTATAGATACCTATAGATATCCTATAGTATCCTATAGGGGTATACAGGGGGTTAGCTCTATAGTGCAACTTAATCACCTAGAGCAAACCCGAAGTGTTACCACTTCATACCTTTACCTGTACCGTCTGCTATATGTCCTGTAATTACTGCCAGACCCATTGAGGCTGACTGTAGAACCTTATCGACTTCATTACGTAATACTTCTTCTCTTCTAGCACCTATGCGTTGTTCTGCATCTTGTGCCATAGCATCCACCCAGTATTGTACAGCCATTGCTAAACTATCTAAGCGGTCATCGTTAGATAACGCTCCACGTTCTGCAGTTAACCGTGTCATCTGATACATAAGCTGGTATCTTAGAGATGACTCTGGTGGGAGATGTTGTGTACTCTCGTAATCCTGTTTGATAAGCTTTTTGTCTACCACTAGCTTGTGTTGGTTCATCACGGGTTCGAGAACGTCTATAATACGTTTCTCTTTCTGTGTATTATGTCTAACTTCAGACAATGTAACAGGATGTATCTTAGTTAAGATGGGTGTCATCAACTGATTAAACATACCATCACCAAAGTTACTCTCAACGATTATCTCGTTAACATTCTCTTCTTTAGCAATCATTGCAAGTTTCTGTAGGGCTTCTTCAGAATACCCACCGTCTACTCCACCACATCTGCGGACATATAAGAAACCATTAAGCATCTTAACCACAGCATAACCTGTTTCATCCTTACCTCTACCAGAAGGGTCAATAGACATAACTGAACCGCTGTATTCTTCGAATTGTTCTGATATGTGCATAGGCTTGTGATAGTAGTCTCCATTGAAAGCTACATTAGGTAATTCTTGTACGACATACTGCTCACCAGAAGCCCATACAACCTTGTCTGGAGCTTCGCTGGTGGGTATGTCCATGACAACCAAGTCAGAGACCTTGAGGGGGTATCTTTCAGCGTCTGAGAGTCTTGTATCTAGCATGAACTGTAGAGCAAATCCTGACCGTCCATAGGATGCCTCTCGTTCTGCTAAATCATAGTCAGTGAAACGCTGGGGGTCTGTAGATTTTCCTAGTAGTTCTGCATCATCTGCAATCTCTTTTTTAATCTTAGGAGCTAGTTTGTTACCTAGAGAAACCAACTGGTCTTCATTAGGATATCTAGCAGGCCATATTCTTACACTATAACCACGATCAGGTAGTTTGTTGTATAAGCTTTCTTGGTTCTGTGGTGTACCAAGATATATGATACGTCCATTAGGTTTTAAGATAGCGTCAAATTCTTTCACAGCTTCAGAGAGTTTATCTCTCATGCCCTGTGTGGCTGAGTTGTTAGGTACTTCGATGTCATCGGCAATCAATACGTCTGCGCGTGACCCTGCAAGCTGTCCTGTAACACCAACAGATTTTACTGATGGTGCGTGTGAAGCCGCCGCTGGTGCAACATCAAAGCTAATCTTAGACTGTCTTTGATCTGTCCTTGGTATAAGATGCTGTAATACTGGCATCTCGTTTATTAATCTAAGAGTAAATGTTGTGAAATCATCAGCACGATTTTTAGATGCTGATACAACTAAGATATTAAGTTGAGGGTTCATATACAACAACCACACAACGTAGGCTGAAGTAATCCATGATTTCCCTACGCCCCTAAAGGCTTCTACAATGATACGCTTATCACCATTTTGTATGTGTTTAGCTATGTCATATTGTACTGGGGTAGGGTCGGGAAGGTTGAGGTGTTGCCAACAGACAAACAAGAATTTCCTAAAGTCACTTAAAGGGTCTTGTTTTACAGGAACACCCAACGAGGTTGTGGATGTAAACATATATTAATTAGGTCGCATTTCTGATAAATCTGCATCTTCATCGTTAAAGTCTGGTAGTGTCTTAACTAGGTCTGCTAGTGGGCTACCGTCCGCTGGAAGTGCATCTATATGGTTATCTTTTAGGAACTGACGGGCAACGTTAAGGTCTGCTGATTTTGCATCAGGGTCTTGTATACGTGCTAGTAAGTTCTCCGCTAAAGTTTTGTGTAGTAGTTCTAAGAGTTGTTTCTCAGTCACTTGGACACTCCTTTATATTTCTCAAAGCTTCTCATGCCACCAAGTCCTAGTAAGGCCATGACAAGGCTCATAAGTTGTTCGCTTTGTAGATGTGGTAATTCTGCAGGTAATTCTGCATATGCATTTATTAGGCTTGCAAATGGTAAGATTAAAAATTCATAAGCTAGGCCACAGGCCGCTATCCAGCCGATAGCTGGTCGCCAACCAGCGACAAACACTGAACGATGTTTTGCACCCTCAATATTTGCCGCCGCTTGGAGAATGTGAGGCTGTTGCATCAAAGTCATTAACTTTAACTTAGCGGCCTCACGCTCTTCATCACTTGTGAATAATTCATCTAAACCAGAAGCAAGACCTTCGACGATACCGCCGAGTGGGTCTAGTTTCAT